CAATGTATCCAATGATTGCTGCGCCACCATTTGAAGCTGGAGCAGTAAACGCAGCAGTTGCTGTTGTAGATCCTGTTTTTGTTGCTGTTCCTATTGTTGGGGCATCTGGTGCAAATACGTCTGCTGCGTCTGTTGTTATGCTGTTACTTGAAGCGGAAGCGTTTCCGTCTCCAACAAAGTTAGTTGCCTTTACGGTAAATGTGTATGATGTCGCAGGAGTTAATCCTGTAATAGTAATAGGTGATGTTGTTGATGAGGCAACGATGTTGCCAGGAGTTGATGTAACTGTGTAGTTAGAAATTGCTGCTCCACCATTTGAAGCTGGTGGCGTAAATGGAATCCGTGCTGATGTTGATGTTAGCTTTACTGCTGTACCAACAGTTGGTACTCCAGGAACTGTGGCATCTGAAACAATCTGATTACTTGGCGCTGAGGCAACAGATGTGCCAGCGGAGTTTGTAGCTGTTACTGTAAATGAATAGGCTGTTGCAGCAGTTAGTCCTGTAACTGTAATAGGAGATCCTGATCCAGTGGCAGTGACATTTCCAGGAGTTGATGTAACTGTGTAAGTAGTTACTGCTGCTCCATTGCTTGTAGCTGGCTCATTAAACGTAACTCTTGCAGTTGTTGAGCTTAATTTAGTAGCTACAGGATTTAAAGGGGCGCTAGGTGCTGCTGCATCTGTTGTAATTGTATTACTTGCAGATGAGTTACTACCAGCGCCTTGTGAGTTTGTTGCAAATACTACGAATGTATAATCTGTTCCAGGGGTTAGTCCAGTAACGGGAACTGTTCCGCTGCCTGCTTGAGAAAGTGTTCCAGTAATACCACCAGGAGTTGATATGGCAGTGTATGTAGTAATTGCATATCCGCCATCTGATGCTGGCGCTGTGAATGGAACATTTGCTGTTGTTGAACCAGTCTTTGCAGCAGTTCCAATTGTTGGTGCACCTGGGCTGTTAGGATTTACGTAATCTGTAGTTACAGCATTACTTGCCTGTGAGGGGCTAGAGGTACCAATAGAGTTTGTAGCTGTTACCGTAAATGTATATTGTGTTCCTGAAGTCAGTCCCGTAATTGAAACTGGAGAAGATGTTCCAGTAGCTGTAATGCTACCAGGAAGAGAAGTTACTGTATAACTAGTAACTGGCCTACCACCATTAGAAGTTGGTGGGAGAAATGCTAAAGTTGCAGTTGTTGTTCCAGTTTTTGTAGCTGTTCCAACAGTTGGAGCATCAGGAACAACAGCATCTGTTGTAATGCTATTACTTGGAGCAGAAGGACCAGATACGCCATCTCCATTTGTAGCCGTTACAGTAAAAGTATATTCTGTTCCAGGGTTTAATCCTGTGACTGTAATTGGAGATGTTGCCGATGATGCAGTTATACTGCCAGGAGTTGATAAGGCAGTATAGTTAGTAATTGTAGAGCCACCATCATTAAGTGGTGCCGCAAATGCTACTGTTGCTGTTGTCGATCCAGTTTTGGTAGCCGTGCCAATTATTGGGACATCTGATACTGCCATTTTATACTCCTTTTATGCCTGAGCTTCTGTCCAAGATAAACGGGCTGAAATATCTCCAGATGTTAATCCTAGGTTTGTTGCGACGATTGTTAAAATATCTGGACCATTTGGGAATCCTGGTGCTTTAAAGTTTCCATCACCAGAAAGAATTGATGTTCCAAGATCCTTAACCTTTGACAAATCAAATGTTGTAGCTGAGTAGTTTGTACCACCAGTACCGTCGGTGTAGAAAGCAAACGCCTGATCTCCACCTCTGATTGTTGTTATAGGGTTGGTTACAGTAGAACCTGTTCTACCAGTATTATCATGGTAGATAACCTGTGCTAGAGATCCACCAGGGATTCTAATAGTTTCCCAATCGCCTGGAAGGTTTACTCCAGTAGGGAAAGCTGATGGGTTATATATACCCTGAATCAAGAATGCTCCCTGAGCAAGAATACCAAGCGAACTTAGTGCTAGCTGCATAGTGTTAAGAGTTTCTCTCTTACCGTAATTTCTTCCAATTCCATTATCTGCTGAAGGAGCAATTCTGATTGAAAGAAGTGGTCTTGCAATTGCTGAAGAACCAAAGCTCTGTGAAGCGGATCCTTGAGGGGTAACAATACTTGTTGGAATTGTAGTTCCAAATGGTATCGTGTACTGAATTGTATTGCTTGTTACTGCGCTTACTGTAAATGTTCCATTAAATGTTGAACTTTCTACAGCGCTTGAATTTGTTTGAGGCTGAGCAGTGTATCCATATACACCTGCAAGGATTACATCGAACTGGTTTGACGATGGCACTGCAGATATTGTTCTAATCCCGTTCAAGACACCAACTATTGCGGTAGTTTGAATCTGTCCATTTTGAAGGTTTCTAGAAAGAACTGAATTTGATATAGTTACGTTTTGGTCTTGAACAAAGTTGTGAGAACCCTGAGTTGTAACTCTTATTGTAGATGCAGAAGTTCTTACAATACTTGTTATTGATGCTGAAGTATTTACGTCAGAAATTCTAATTGGATATCCAACCTGCAACTGGTGCGGTGCAGCAGTTGTTACTGTTGCAACACCTGATGTAGCAGACTTTGAAGCAATCTTTGCAATAACTTCACCAGAACCTGCAACGTTTACGAATCTCTGCATACCAGCGGTAAAGATAAAGTTCTTATCATCATCAAACTTACCGTCCATGATAACAGATGATCCCCAGTGGCTAATTACTGGAGCACAGGTATTTGTAATTGTTTGAACAGAAACTTGTGCAGTTCCAGTTCCATTTGTAATAGTATTATCTGGAAGATATGTTGCATTGCTAGAAGATCCTGATAGCTGAACTGCCTGACCCTGTAGATAAGAGGTCATTGGCTGTCTTCTGTTAATATTAACAGGATATCCTTGTGCAATTGCATTATATTCTCTATTAGTAATTGTATAAGAACAAATTTCAAAATTGGTGTCGTCTTTTATAACCAAGAATCCTTGGTCTGGCCAGAATTTAACACTATCAACATACATAACAATCATTGTTGGGGATAATGGAGATCCAACAATTCCTGATGATCCCGCCTTTAGCTTTGTGCTAAAGAATGGTGAGTTAATAGCTTCATATCTTGCTGGAAGGTTTCCAGAACGCATGTAAGCTTCTGTGTTTCTATTGTTGTTAGGCATCTTGTGGCAATAAACAATATTTCCTTCTGTGCCTCTAAATCCGAATCTAATAAATCCCGCACCATACCATGTGTAGTCAATGTAGGCCATCTGCATCAATGCTGGGTCCAATGTGTATCCTGAAGGTCCCTTACCATCTAGCTTGTCTACGTTCCACTCGGTCTGAGGAACTCTAATTTCTTGAGTTATAACATAAGATGAGTTTGTTAGAGAATCTCCCTTATATGCAGGGCTAACCTTCATATTAGTGTCTGATGCAATTTCAATAACTGTGTAGTTTGCTCCCTTAATAACAATCTGGTCTCCGACCAGCAACTGCTTTCTGAATCTTGTATTTATACCAGTAATTGTGTTTGAAAACTTAGTTGCAGCAATTTTACCAAAAAGATCTTTCTTAGAGAATCTTCTAACCGCATATAGGTATGTGCCATCGTATTCAAGGAAGAATCCGTTTTGGTCATTGTACATACCAGTTCTTGTTGCAGCACCTTCCCACTTGTAAACAGTAATTGTTACGTCAACTCCTCCTGGGAACTGATCAGTAGCAGTTAAATTTTGTGTAATAGGCATTATATATTGGAACTCATTTGTTCCTAAAACATTTGTAACCGTAAACTTGCCATTCCATGGGTTGTAAGTTCCTGCTGTTTGAACTCCGTCTACCTTAATTTTTGCTCCTGGTTGCATTCCGTGATCTTGAATTGTACGGACTGTTACAACCTGATTTCCAATCAAAACTCCAGCTACAGATATCTGATCTACGTCAAACGTAGGGGTAAACTTTACACCAGTTGAGAACTGAATTGACTTTCCTGACTGATATCTAAAGTGACGACGTGTTTGACGAATAACTCTTACTCCACAGACATTGTCTGTTGTTGAAAGAATAACTCCTCCATCGTGTGGTCTGTGCTGAACATAACCATTTGGCTTTGCATAAAGTCCTACGCCATTTGTGACAATTGGGTTAGAAACCTGTGAATCCATTTTAAACTTCATTTGATTTGGACTTGAGACGTTAAATATTCTCCAAGATCCCTTGATTGAGCAATTTGCATTCTGGCTTCCGATTAGAATTGGTGTTCCTGGAAGAAGTCCATGAGCTGTGCTTGTTGTAATTGTAATTGTAGATTGTGCTGCTCCGTCTGAGTTTGCAGACCATCCTTGAAGTCCGAGAGAATCGTTTCCGCCTGGAATGTGTGCGTTATCGAAGATTCCTCCACCAGTAACTGATGTAAGGCTTCCATCTGAAATTGATCCAGAAACAATTCCGCTTGCTAAATATGTAAATGTAAATCCGTCTGCGCTTACTGTTTCAACTGGGAAAGTTCCTTCAGCTAAAGGATTTTTTGTATCTTGAAGTGAAACAACATCTCCTGCAACAAGTTCTGTTGCTGGGCTAGAAACAACTACAGTAACTGTAGATCTTGGCGCTGCGCCATCGCCAGTTACGCTTACTACGTCAAATGAGTTTCCGCCTGTTGCTCTAGAAAAGAATGATGGGTAATTTGATGTTAATACCAAGGCTTCCCACTTAGAGCTCTGAATACCATATTCAAAGTCTGTATCCATTAAAGATTGTGGTGGGGCGACTCTAAGTTTATTTACCGCATCCATAAGCGGCTCTGTAAATGTTACTGTTTCTGCTGGCTCGTCAACAATGATTGCAAGTTGATCGGTAGCAGCCATTGATGCACAGTTGTACTTAAGAGTAATAATTGTCTTTGGCTCATAGCCAACTTCATTGTCTACTGAAAAAGATATTGCAGTTAAATTAGGATCGGAGAAGTTGTAGATGACCTTACCTTGTGTCGTATTTGTGATAAGCATCAATCGATCTTGTCTTACTATTCTTGGAATAATAATCTGATCTAATTCTGGCTTAAATACGTAGTATGCGTGTTCTATTTGTCTTCTTGACATTATATTCTCCTAAAATAAATAACTTGTTGCTGCAAATTTACTGTTCAACTCTGTTTGAGTCAAAGTACTTGTATACTTTGGATAATATAGACCTAGGTTTAGCATTGCATCTACCCTAGCTACCGTTGTTTCCTTAAGTATATCATTAGCTAGTTCATTACCAGAAGGTCCAACTGCACCTGTTGCTCCAGTTAATCCCTGCTGTCCTTGTGGGCCTCTAATATTTCCCTGTAATGTCCATGTCGATGTAGTTGAATTATATTGGAACCAATCGCCCGTTGTTGTATTTAAATAATTATCTAAACCTAATTTGTTTGCTGGGTTTTGTGCTGTTGGATCTGCAATTCCAGTGAAATTATATGAACCTCTTTGTCCAGCTGTTCCTTGAGGTCCCGCTGCACCTGCAGCACCCGCTGGGCCCTGCGTTCCAGTAGGAAGACTAAAATTTAATATTGCCGCTGAAGATGTTCCGCTATTTGTAACAGTCGGTGCTGATCCTGAAGGTAATGTGTTTACTGCGCCTACAGATATTGTTGCTGCTTGTCCAGGTAAACCTTGAGGACCTTGTGCTCCTGGTCGTGATCCTGCTACTACAACCCAGGCCGTTCCATTCCAACGCTTTAGTGACATATTATAATTCCTCCAAGTGTCATTATACTATAAATTTGTTCAAAATCCTATCCAAGACAGGACTTCTGAATCTGAGTTTGGGTACATCTTTTTCCATTGATTATCAACAGATACATATATTGTTTTTTGTGAAACTACGTATATCATTGCCCCTGGATAAAGAGAAGCAGTAGGCAAATTTGAAAAAGCTTGAACTGACGCTGCTCCATTTTTAAATAAATCTTTATACTCTAAGTATCCCTCTTCGTTTGCTAGGTCTATCCAAAGATCTGTTTCTGCAGGCGTTGGAGGGGTCAAAGAGGAGACAATAGACTGTCCTGAAGTATCATCTAAGTCTATCCAAAGCTCTCCTGTGTAAGAAGGGGTTGCTGGCTCATTTGCACTATATATTAATTCTGTTATCGGTTCATCTGTGTCAATCCAAAGAGTATCTGTATTATAATTTGCTGGGGCTTCTGGTCCAGCATAAATAAATTCTGTTGCGCCAGCATCATCATCAACGTCTATCCACAAATCTCCTAGAGTTGTTGCTCCCGCTGGTGGCTCGATAAGACCTACGAAAAATGTACTTGCTGGTGCAGAAGCATCTGTTGGAATTAATGTGAGTCCGCCTCCACCACCGCCAGAACCAGATACTTCCTTCCACAATAAGCCGTCCCAAACATTTAGCTTGTTAAGAATTTTATTGTAGTAAATTTGTCCGTGTACTGGAGTAGTTGGTGCGGCATCTAAACCAATAATAATACCGTTTGTATAAGTATTCTTTGAGGTCCAGGTATTTGTAGTAGAAAGAGATAGGTCTGAGCTTATGTATTCCCAAGTTGAAGTTAAAGCATTCCATACTTTGAGGGCTCTAGTTGTGCCACTTCTAAATTCATCAGTGTCCAGCCAGAATTGACCGTCTGACGGAGATGATGGGGCAGAAGCTGACATAATAGCTTTAGACGGAGGGATTATTGTTTCTAGTATTAGCTTGTTTGCTTCATCATCATAGGTTGCTGTAATGTTTGGATTTAAATTATGTACAAAAAGAGGAGCGATATAGTCTTGAGCCTGTTCTTGTGTTAATTGAGCAATTACTGAAAGGTTTACCCTATTAGTTGTATCATCATAAGTTGCAACTACATTTGTATGCCCATTATGTGCAAACATTGCTCCTGTTGTATCTGATATTGTCTCTGGGGCATCAGCTATTGAAAGGTATGTGCTTGCTGCTGTTGTAATATTTAACTTTGTTGCTAGAGCGGATGTTATTGTTGTTGCAAAATTTGCATCGTCTCCTATTGCTGCCGCAATTTCATTTAGAGTGTCTAGCAGTCCTGGTGCTGAATCTACAAGGTTTGATATTGCGGTATTTACGTAGGTCTTATCTGCCATAACTGAGGTATCTACCGCTAAAGTTATTGTGTTTGCAACATCATCATAAGTTTTTGTTATTCCGTTGCCTGCTGTCAAAGAAGTAGCAATTGCATCCATGACCTCTTCATCGTCATAGGTAGCAGTTAAATTTATTTTTCTAGCAACATCGTCGTATGCTACTGTAATATTGTTATGGGTTCCAGTGGTAAGCAAGCCGCCGACAAGATCTTCCACCTCTTCAATATCTAGGATATTTGTTTCAAGTGTTTTGACCTTATAGTCTAAAGAGTTTGGGTCGGTAGAGTTATTGGCACCGACCTTAGACTCCAATGCCTCAATTGCATCGTTGGCATTTGCATGTTGGGCGGAATGGGAAACTTCCTCAACCGAATCATTCGGCTGTGGGTTAACTAGAACGTCTAAAGACGCTGGGAAATTTGTTGCCATTTGCTTACACCTCTTCCCTAATTATACCTTAAATGTTTCTTTACCTATCTATAGAACTTTAGAAACCTGGCCCTGATACCTACCATGATCTTGATGGTTTCTATCGTTATATGAAAACATAGTTACTGCAGAATACTTTATTCCAGACTTTACTGGTAAGGCGGCATGTGAAAAAAGATAGCTAGATGGGAATAGCACAATGTCGCCATATTGAGGAACATAGGTATAGTCAAAATGGGGGAAGTACAGCTCTCCACCCTCATAGTCGCTATTTAAATACATAACAGTAGATACGTCGCATGAATAGCTTGGGCCGCTGTCTGGGTGTGTTTTAAAATGCTGTCCTTCTCCATAACGAACAAAGTTTATAGCTTCCATGTAGTGCAGTGTGTTCGTATTGTATGCTCTCATGTAATCCTTTAAACACTCTTGAAGCTTTTCTGTTATTTGATCATGAACAGATATTATTTCGTCAGATAGTTCATTCCCTGGCCTCAAAGAATCTCTTTTGATTTTAAAATCGACACAATCTCTGTAATCTAATTTTTGTACGTGGTCTCCAACTGTGGCAATCGACCACTTAAACATTGAGCTTTTACCTGAACTTAAGACCTTTTCTAGCCTTGCTGGAATGTTCATTGCTTCTGGCAAAGCGTTTCTATATATTTTTATTCCAATTGCTGGGGTGTCAATTATCATAATATCTCCTTTTATTTTAGACTAAAGGTATCCACTTTTGTGAATACTGATTTTTTATTTCTGATAATGGGCTTACATAAAACACTATTGATTTAAATCTATTAGAATAAACAATTTTATTGCCCGCTTCCGAAACAATAATTTCTCCAGGCTCTATCTCAAACTCTTCTTCATTAATTAGTAATCTTGTTTTTTCTGAGTCTAGAGAAATTATTCCAAACATTGAGGGTCTTGATGTACCACCAGCATCATACCATAAAGACGGGTCCTGGTCTTCAATTAATGAAGAGTAAATAAAATATTTATTTTTTAAGTAGCTAAATTGATATTTTTCACATGCATTTTTTATTAATAGAGATACTTTTTGAAAAAGAAAATACATTTGTTCGTCATGCATAAAAAATGGATTGTAATTATTTTTATCGTATACCTTGATATCTTTTTCATTAGAATGTGGGAAATCATAGAATTTTTCAGATTTATCTAATTCATTTATTATTTTTTCATATAGGCCCAGTGTATCAAATTTATCTTTAACTGAGATTGTTTTTCTTTTTTCTCTGTATATAACGTTTTCGTTTTTATTTTGACTTTCTGTATTAATCATTCTTAACCTCTACGTAAGAAACTCCAACAATCATTTCTCCAGAAGAAACTTCAGAAATCTTATACCTATATTCTTCTGAAGATGGGAAAATTATTAAATTACCTTTTGATAGTGGTATAGAAATATCTTTGTTTAAGAATGTAATATTAGATCCCGTGTGATTGCTATTTACTATATAAATAATTGATATGGTATCTATTAGTCCTGGGTTTAAAAACTCTTGCATGTATGATGTTTCTGGAATTATTTTTAAAAACACATTCTCTATTGGATAAACAAATGCAAGGGATCTGTCATGAAGATAAGAATTTATTTCAGAAATATAGCTAATATATAGCCTCCTATTTTCTAAATTTAAATTTTTAAAGTTTGTTGTTTTAATTATTCCTTCTTTAAAACCATTTACTCTTTCTATCCATGAAATCTCTTCAAAGCTTGAAAGCATAACTTGAAGCTCTGTGTCTCTTATATATGAAAAACTGTAAACACTTATATCCTGTTCTGAAAATATTTTATTAACCATTTTTTCCTCCTGGTCTGTGGCCATGCCAAACATCTGGATAAGCTGGATCTCTTGGCGGGTCAATATCAAATACTGATATTGATGATTTTTGTTCTAGAGGAATGCTTTCTATTTTTTCTTGCCATACATCTTTAACTAATTTAGTAGCTTTTTCAGTTTTTTCGCTTCTATCTAAAGGCACATCCATAATTATATTTAAATAATCATTAAATATTGCTCTAGCAACTAATCCAGAAACTCCCAGCAACCCCATTTTTCTATATTTTGGATTTACATAAACTCTTTCATTTCTTCCATTTTTATTAACGGTGCAATACAAGTCTGGGTATTCTGTAGGAAAATAATCTGAAATAACGACAGTGTTTTCGGGATGCACATCATTAAAATAAATTGCGCTTACATATTTTATAGATGAATGGTTTAATTTTGTAACATGTATCCAGGAGCCCTTTAGTTCATTAGGCATTGCAGAAAATACGGGCACAAGGTTTTCTCCGACCATTTTCATCTCTATAATATTATATTGCGCTTGAATCATGAGTTAACATCCTTTCTGTAAAAAACATATCGTATGGCTCACAGTTGATAGAAATAATATCGTGTGGAGCCTGAACTATTTCATAAAGATAAATAGGCTCCCAGCTGCTAGTGTCATATGAATAAACCAAATCAGTTTCTTTAACTATATTTACTGAAGTTTCAAACTTAGATACGCCATTTCTTTTAATTAAAATATAGTGGTATTGAGAAAATATATCTTCATTAATTACAACCGCATATGCAGATTGTGTTTTATAGATATTAGCTATAGTTGTAACTTCTGGGATTATGCTAGGATTATTATCTGACCAAGCAATCGCTTGAGCAGTTATTCCTTCATCTCCTTCATAAGGGAATCCTTCAATATTTGCAGATAAAAGAGTGTCTCCGACTCGTAAATCTCCTGCTTTAACAAGACCATCGGTAGTTCTAACTAAAGTTGTAATGCCAACGCTTTTGCCACCAAAACTAAATAGTGCGCTAAGATCAAGATTAGTCAGATCTCCAGATCCTCCAAAGAGCGGTGTGTCAAATGCTGGTTCGTTGAATGCTGGTTCGTTGAATGCTGGTTCGTTGAATCCTGGGTTAAATCCTGGGTTAGGAACACCACAGAAACTTCTTCCTAAATAAACATCTGGACATCCAGCTGTCCATGACCGCTGATAAGCATCTCCGTAGCCTTGAGAGTCTACACCAGTACAGTAAGTTGGTGCATCAACATAATCACAAACAACACCAAATCCTGGGTTAAATCCTGGGTTAGCAAATCCTGGGTTGAATCCTGGGTTAAATCCTGGGTTAAAGTTTGGTGGAGCTACATAATTATAATAATTAAAAGAAACTTGTGAACCAATTAAAACCGTAGATCCTGCAGCTTGCGATTGAGAAACAATTCCTAGATTTAAATTAATATTTTCTGTATTTGTTGGAGTATCTACTGGCACTAAGCCAACGGCATTTAATACAGCTATTGCCTGGTCTCTATTTAATCCAGATAGGTTGGGTACATCTACTTTTCTGATACCTAATCGGCTAAAAAATTTTTTATTGAGTCTTGACATTTATCAAGCTACCAAGTCTCCAAAAGCGACCCAGCTATTCGTGCCTCTTTTGATTATAGTTGCGGCAGACCACTGTGTTCTGAGCTTTAAACCTGGTGTAGCATTAATAGTAAAACCATCTCCAGCTATTGTTACCTGAGAAGATCCAGTTTGAAGAACTTCAAATGTTGTTCCTACTGGGAATGATGTTGAATCTGTTATTGTAAAGGTTCCGCCACCTGACATTTCAATAATCTTTCCCATATCCATTAAAACTGCAGTATAAGACCCAGTCTTGGCGGCAAATGTTTGAAGGCTGCTATCTTTTTCAAATAAAACAACACCCTTCATTGGCTCATGGAATTGACATGCATAGTAAAGCTGTGGAGCATCTAGTGGAAGTAAAATTTCTATTTGTCCAGTAGCTGTTCCAGATCCTGCTATACCAGTCTCATAAACATTTGCTTGATTGTATGCTCCATATGAAGTTTGAAACCAAAACGGATGTCCTGGTGCTTGTATAGAAATTCTGGCAGGCTTTCCAGGAATTAAAGTAATTGGTCCATTTATAGTTCCATTTACTACGTATCCACCTGTTCCACTATTAAAAATCTGATAGTCTAAAGCTGGCTGAGTTTTAGCTAGGTAGGTTGTTGTAGCTGCTGTTTGTGATAAATATGTAGAAGCAGCATCAGTTATCTTTAAATAGTCAGAAGCTGCCGTTGCTGTATTTAATTTTGTTCCTAATGCTGTTGTAATAGTGGTTGCAAAGTTTTGATCATCATTTATTGCTGCTGCAAGTTCATTTAAAGTATTTAAAGCTGTCGGAGCAGAATCCAATATATTATTAAATACTGTAGTAGCTGCTGTAGTAGCTGTTGTCTCAGCATATGTCTTAGTAGATATAATTGAAGTATCTACAGATATTGCACCAGTTGTATCATTGTATGATAATCCAGATCCAAGGCTGTTACCTACCGCATCTTGTGCTCTCTCATCTGTAAAATAAAGATTTGTTCCTTCTGATAGAGAAGATGTTGATGATGGAATTTCTGTATCTCTAGCAATAGTGGCTGGAATTTCTGAGTCTGGAATCTTACCACTTGAATCTAGTGAAGCCACTCCATCTGGCTGACCAATATCTCCGTATGGAACATATCCAGTTGTTGAATCTGTTAAAGTTGTTGAAAGACTAGTTGTTGTTACTACATCTGGACCAGTTGAAAGACTTATGCTGTTATTCTCATCACTGTAAGATACAACTATATTTGAATGCGTTCCAGCAGATAAAGCTGCGGCTACTCCATCTTGTGCCATTTCTTGTACTTCTGCAACTGGTGGTGTTAGATAAGGCAAGGCTGACCAGATATTAATTCCGTTTCCTGCTTTTACCTTGTTTAAAGTTGTGTCAATACCAAGTTCGCCAGACTCCAAAATTTTGGTAGAAGAGTTCCATTGAGTTGTTGTGCCTCTTCTTATTCTTATTCTAGATGCCATTTATATCATCACAACCTTTCCTTCAAGACAGCAGTTGTCTCCTCCGCTCAGAGTTTCAATTGCCATATTGTAAGAGTGCTCTAAAAAGTCTTCTCTTCCAGTAGCCCAATTAATATTAAGTAGTTTTACTGTTTTATTTTCAGAAATATTTTTGATAGTCAAATTAAGCAGAGGCGCTGTATCGCTTTCCTCTACTTCCCATTCCCAATTACCTACGGTCTCTATTGTCATATTGTTGCTATATCCTTAATAGTTATGGTACCAGTCATTCCACTATGAAACGAGCAAAGGTATCCGTAATTTCCGTTTATACCTTGAGGAATTTGCCAATATAGGGTTCCGCTAGTTTTGCCTTGAGCATCGGTACCAGTAGATATGACTCCTGTTGTTGAAACGTGAATCAGCCCTGTGTTGTAATTTGCTCCAGAAAATCTAATCAAAAATGGGTGTCCAGAAACATTTAAATTAAATGCTATGGTTGTACCTGAAATTGCATATATTGTTGGATTGCTTCCGCCATATTGATTCATAAATAGATATGCTGAAGATCCACTATTTGTTACATCTAACCTAGTAATTGCAGGATAAGCAATTTTATCAATTGTAAGACCAGCGTTTGTTACATCTGTTTGTCCATTAAAAGTTGCTGCGCCTGCTGGGCCCTGATCTCCAGTATCGCCCTTTAATCCTTGTGGACCTTGTGGTCCTGTGTCACCAGTATCTCCCTTTAAACCCTGTGGCCCAGGTACGGTGCTTGCTGCACCTGCTGCACCTGTTAAACCTGTTTCTCCTCTTAAACCTTGTGGACCTGTTAAACCTTGAATTCCTTGTGCACCTGCTGCGCCAGTTAATCCTGTATCGCCTTTTGGTCCTGTTAATCCTGTATCGCCTTTTAGTCCTTGTGGCCCTTGCGGCCCTGCTGGACCTTGTGGTCCAGGCACAGTACTTGCTGCACCTGTTGGGCCAACTGGGCCCTGATCTCCAGTATCGCCCTTTGGACCTGGAACTGTACTATCTGCACCTCTATCTCCTATAATAAAAGGAAGGTTACTCCAAAGACTTGTACCGTTACCAATTTTTAATCTATTAAGAGTTGTATCTATTCCAAGCTCGCCTACTTTTAATATTTTAGTAGATTGAGACCATTGAGATGTAGTGCCACGTCTTATTTGTACAATAGCCATTACGCTTCACCTGCATCAAGATTTCCTGGTAAGTTTCCAAACTCTGAAAATGGATTTCCTCCATCTAAGGTTCCAGTTGATGCAACTGTAGATTCCGAAACAGAAAAAACATTTCCGTCGTAAGTATGAACATGGTCTAATAAGCCAGTAATTGCTCCGCCACCGATTGGATTCCAGGTGGTACCATCATAGTATCTTAGCTCTGATTCTGTTACATTATAATAAAGATCACCAATTCTACCTACAACTGGATCTGATTCTAATGCTACTGCATGTAAAGGGACTAATCTTTTTACAGACACTTAATGCCCCCTTATCCTACGATTACTACCGTATATGCTCCAGCGGCTGGTGCTACTGTGAATCCTAGTGTTACAACACTTGTAGAAGTTCTAACTACATCGCACTCTACGGTTTCGTATGTATTAGAATCATAAACTTGAACAGAGACATCTCTTGCTCCAAGGTTGTGGGTTACAGGTATCTGTGTTAAAACACCGTTTCCAATTGTTCCTGAAAACTTTCTTGTAATTGCGTGATAATTTGTACCATTATTTGTAAGGGTCCAGCGATCATCAGACTCGTTCCATAGAATTTCTACATCTGCACCTTCGCCACGCTCTACACGAATTCCAGCATCTGCTGTTGGAGTTCCAGTAAAGTCAGTATTAAGGTTAATCTTATTATCAACAATATTTACCTGAGTGGTATTTACTGAGTTAATTGTTCCAGTTACATTAAGGTTTCCGCCAACATTTAAGTTGTTGGTAATTGTTACATCATCTGGTAAACCAATTGTTACTGTGGTTCCTTCTCCAGATGTAGGGCTAACTGTTACTTCGTTAGCTGTTCCTGTGATATTTGCAACGTAATCACCAGTGGTTTGTGTTCCAAGGTTTACGTTCTTAACAGATACTGCGCCATCTGTTACGGTAAAATCTGCTGTAGCAAAAGAAGCAACACCACGGTTTGTAGTTGTTGCAATTTCTGCATCTACTGTTAGGGTTCCTGCTGCATCATCGTATGTTACATCGATGCCTTCGCCTGCAACAATTTGTCCGCCAACAATATCTTGTACACGCTCAGCATTTAATGTTACTGCGCCTGATGTTACTGTAAAGTCTGTTGCGTCAAAGCTTGCAACACCCTTATTTGATGAGGTTGCATCTTCTGCTGATATTGTAATTGTGTTATCTGTTACAAGAACATCAATTCCTTCTCCGCCGTTAACCTCTAGTGTTTCTGTCAATAAATTGATTGATGTTGAATCTGCTCCATCGCCTGAAACTGTAAGTGTTGTTGCAACATCTACTGTTCCTGCTGCTGTTAAGCGACCTTGTGCATCTACTGTAAAAGTAGGAATCTGTGTTTGTGATCCATATGATCCTGGTGTTACTGTAGTATCATTAAGTTTAAGAGTTGTTGTTCCTGCTGTATCGTTATATGTAGCAGTTAATGCTGTTCCGCCAAGAACTGATGAACCGATAACATCTTGAATGACTTCTTGGGAGCCAGACATTGGCATCCATGGACCATTAGGTGATGCAAGTCCATTGTAGTAGTACATTACATTTTCTACTGTGTTGTAGTAAATCTGTCCAGTTACAGGAGCTGATGGATTTGCTGTAAGCCCCTGAATTCTGGCATTCTGAAGTTCATTCTTATTCAGATTGATATCAGTTACAAATAATCTTGCCATTTTCTATTCTCCTTTAAGACAGGTATGCTGTCCCGCCGAATGGTTGAGCCATTGTCAGCGTAATCTTCATGTTACTATTATAGTCTATTCCTGTTTCTAATATGTCTCCTGCGCTATTTTTAACAGTGACATTTGGGTTGTATCCCATGTTGTGAGTTATTTCAAGCGCCCAATAAGATCCTTGATCTATGACCTGACTTATTGAAAATGGGTAAGTTAGGGTTGCTGTGCTTAAAAGGTAATTTGTTGCTCCCGCCCAAGAAAGATCGTTTGGCTTTGGGCCATAGAATCTTGTTGTATTTTTGTCGTAGTAGAAATCTCCTTCGACACCAAAATTGGCTGCGGGCTCTCCAAGACCGTTGAGTATGCTCTTTCCTCTAGGTCCTTGAATTCCAACATTAGGAACTACGACCTTGTGAACTTCTTCGGTTACTACGATGTTATTACTATTATTAGTTGGCATTAGATGGTCACCGTTTTATTAAGGGTTAAAAATCCCTCAATAATTTTTATTCTGTTTGAATTGCTGTCTACCAAGATTAAATCGTAAGCAGACTTTGGATAAAATAATTTATTTGTTTGAGTTGGCGTCATCGTGACTGTTATCTTGCCCAGAAGAGGGTCTATCACAATTCCACCCAATGGTGATGTTAGAGTTGCTGCTAGCTTAGAAGCAGATGTTCCATCTCTTACCTGCATTTTTGCAGAAGATCCAGTCAGATTAATAGGATTGTCTTGGCTATCTTTATATTCAACAACAAACCTGAAGGTTGTGTTTTGATCAACTTGAAAGTTTTTTTGGGCTGACATTTCTCTCCTAATAGGAAGACTCCTATGCTTATTTTAGCACAGGAGCCGTCCTAATTACTTTCTTAATTTTACTTCTTTGTAAAGCCAAATGAGCTTTCATTTGGATTAAGTGCCTTCAAAATAACTGGTAGACAAGCCGCAATACCACCCTTGATTAAGTCTCCTGGGTCAGTATTTCCAGTCATGTAAAGAGCAATGGCTGCACCCAAAAAGTGACGACCATAACTTGCTAACGCTGCTAGAATTTTCTCTTGCATGGTTACCTTTCCATCATTGTTTAGATCTTGTTTCATTAGATCCTCCTATTTCTGGGCATTGTGCCCAGGAATTTTGGGGTTTCCCCCAATATTTATTATATACCGTTTAGGCAGAAATGTCTACAAGCTCGCAATTACCGTCTGAACTGCAGGCAAGCGTAGCATTTGTAGAAGTTCCATCCTCTGTTTCATAAAAAGACAAATCTTCCCAGCGAATTTCTTTTGGCATCTTTGCAACAAGTGCCTCGTAATCTTCTTTGCTAACTTCTTGGTATGGAGCCTGCTTGTATGAGTGGTCAGAATGTGGCAGGAATGAAATTCCAGAGACTTCGTCAAAATGCTTATAGACCCATGCTCCAACTTCCATCCACTCATCTTCTTTTACAGAAACTGTAATAGATGGCTTATGCTCACACCATGCACGTTGATAAACTAACCAAATGTTTAGGTGTTCGATAGCTGTTAAATCATTTCTAACAATTGCACCTTCTGGTGCCTTTACTGGAAACGAAAATACGTAAGTCTCGTTTGGCTTCATTACGTCGTCTTCTACTGGAATTCCAACTTCTTTCAAAAATGTAGAAATAGGATCTCCCTTTGAACCACGTACTGTACGAATGTAATATGGAGAATGCCATGCATGCATTCCTGAAGATACCCCGACCAATTGAGATACTGTTCCAGATGGCTTTACACAAGTAATAGCGGCAGACTCAGGAATCCCAATTTTCCCAGCCTCATCTTTATTCTTTGCTCTTGCTGATTCTCTAAGAGTCATCAAGAATTCTTCTAGGGAAACCAAATCTTCTTTGCCTGACATAAACTTATGTCCAAATTGTCCAGTTAAAGATACTCCTAGCAGACGCTCTTCTTCTGTGTTATCTTTCCAGATTTTACGTAGGTACTTAAAGTCTGTAAGAGTAGACTGCCATGTTCCAAGGATTGTAGCTAATTGAACCTTACGTTCGATATCTTTCTTTGTATCATTTTCACGTAATACGACTTCTGAAAGATTACAAAACTGGTAAGGACGTAGAATAATCTCTGAGCACGGGTTAGTTCCGTAGTGAATATCTGGATCTCTTCTTCCATACTTGGCTGCTTGGGCCTGAGCTGCGGCCACGTTGTATATACCTCGTTCTCCTGACTTTGAGTCATACAAAGATTTCCATTCTGCAATAAACTGCTCCATATCTGGCTTGCGTGAATACGCAACAGAATTATTTGATAATGCACGTTGTGTGTTATTCTCCCACCAATTACCAGACTTTGCTGCAGCCATTTCAATATCATTAATATTAGAAAGAGAAATCATTGCTGAGCGACGAACTCCTCCGACTACAACTACTTCGCCAATCTTGCACATAATGTCATGCGCTTCAATAGGCTTTAACTGGCGTCCTGCTGCTGACTTAAACTTTGCAATAGTAAAATCAAATAAATTAACTAATGGTTGTGGACCAGATGATCTGCCACCCATTGTTTTAAGTCTTGCGCCTGCGGGACGAACTTTAGATACATCAATTGCTGGAATTTGTCCAGACCAAAGCAATGCAAGTAGTTCACGGTATGACTTTGCCCAACCTTGCTTAGAATCTTCTACAACTATTACTGTATCAGACTTTTCAAATGATTCTGGCACTGCGGGAAGTTTATTAACATACTTGTACTCAACAGAAAAGCCAACACCTGTGCCACACATAAGAATATACATTGTTTCATCAAATGATCTTGGATTGTCTACTGGTACAAATGAACAATTGTATCCTGCAACATTATCTCTGTCTAGGGCAGCACCTGCAGTCATTACGGATCTCATTGATGGCATTACATTTCTATTGAACACAGCAGACTTTAGTTCTTCAACTAGTTTTGATTCTGGCTCATATGAGTATTCTTTAAAAAGGTGATTCAGCATAAAATCAAAGTATCTATCTACTGTCTCTCCCCATGTCTCACGACGGTTATCCTCTGGAATCCATCGTGCATATCTAGATAAAGCAATAAAGTTTTCGTATGGGTTTTCAATAGTTTTTGACATTTTTAAATGACACCTTTTCTCCGCCTTGCGGTATATGATTTTTTAGTTGAAGCTCAATTCTACCAAAGTTTAATTAAAAGGGGAAGGGCTAAGAAAATTTTTTATCTAAATCGCTAAAAGCATTCTTGGTCAACTTAATCCAGTTATACTTTTCATGTATCCTAGTCGACTGAGCAAAATAGTAACCTGAATATGCTTTAAAGTTTATAACTGAATCATACATTAAATCCTCTAAATGTTTTGCATCTGGTTTAAACATTTTACCAATATGCGGATCACCTACTGCTTTTGGAAGAGTCTCATCTGTAAGTCTAGACTTTAATGCAAGGGGTCCGATAAACTCTTTATACTCCGCCCATGGATAAGTTGTTATTGTTGGCATGCCTGATGCAAGTGCCTGTAGCGGAATAAATCCAAAGCCTTCTCCCCAAGTAGGATAGATAAGAACGTGGTGTCTATGATAAAGGCTTACCAATTCATTTATGTTATATTCGTCTGTAATTATAGTAATGTTATTATAAACAGATGATGGAGAAACAAGGTTTCCAACTTTATCATAAATTCTAATTGAAGTTGTTAAATGAGCTTTAATGGTTAAATGATATTTTGGATCATTGCCAAACATTTTAATAAAAGTATCTAAAACTAATTGCCCGTCTTTTCTGGGAGAAGGCTCTCCAATATGCAAAAATTTAAAGACATCTTTAACAACTCTTCGCCTTGGTTTCCAAACATCTTCGATACCATGAGGATAAACCTTTATATCTTTATTAACGCCGTTTTCTTTAAATACTTCTGAGTTCCAAGTTGATGTTGCCCAAACTTCGTCGCATAAATTAAATCTATCTACCCAGTCTGGTCGCATCCCAGTAGACTCCCAGGGAGTATATCCAATTTGATATTGCCCCTTATGTAATTTATATAAATGAGGTTGAGTAAAGTTTATTTGTACTGGAGCTTTTGGATTTGACCAAGTTACGGTATGACCTAATTGTTGTAATGATTTAACTATATGTTGTGAAGCATATCCAAAGCCTACAGCAGGATTTAATCCTGATCTTGGCGTATAAAGAGATATGTTCATGTATTTCTTTCTGGTTGACTAACTTGACAGCTACTATCAAGTAATGTTATTATTATAGTTCGTTATCTCTAAAGGAGGAAATGCCAATGGAGAATATAAAACAGCGCTTGAGTGATGTTGCTCATAACTGGTCGTATATAGGAATGATAACATTATTTTTATTTACTGTCCAGCCTGGACCAACAATTACACAAGCATTGCAGGTGGAAACACCTAAATCAACAGTACAACTAAAGAAAGAAACCTTAGAGAAGTACAGCACTACTGTGTACAAGCCTTCTGAGATGCTAACAGACGGAGAACTAAAAGAACTCCTATCAGCTGTTGGTTTTGAAGGAAAAGCCCTTAAACAGGCTTGGGCTATTGCTAAGGCAGAGTCTAATTCAAGACCTCTGGCTTACAATGGTAACAGGAAAACTGGAGACAGTTCCTACGGAATTTTTCAGATTAATATGTTGGGTGAACTCGGCATTGATCGTAAAGAAAAATTTGATCTAAGGTCAAACATTTTATTGTTTGACCCCGTAATAAATGCAGAGATAACGTATTATATGACTAAAGGCGGTAATGATTGGTCATCGTGGTCTTCCCTGAATGGGGCAAGATACAAAGAGTTCCTAACCGAATTCAAAGATTAGAGAGGAAGGTACATGAAGATACAGTACGTGTCTAAGTACCTTCAACTCGCAGAGAAGGGCCTTGTTCCTAGACTTGAATGTCCCATGGATCAGGGCCCTTTAATGTGCAACGAAACAAATGAGGGTATAATTTATCTATACTGCTTATCTTGTCAGTATAAAAACAATATTGGGCTGGAGATGTATGAAAGACTCAAAAGAGCCGTCGATTCAAATTAATACCGATGGCGGACAAATAATAGAAACAGACCAAATGGGTCGAGAAAAGTTTTGGGAAGATTTAGGACGACCAAATGATCGAGGATGAAAAGCCACAAAATTTAGAAGATAACCTGCCTATGGTTAATTATATTATGCTACATAGAATATATGACCTTTTAACACTTATTGCTAATAAGCTAGTTGGCCCAGAAGATGTATCTAAGATGGTTGAATATCATGATCAGGGATACCTATTGGGCCCTGCCCCATCATTTAGCCCTGGAGAACAAGAAGACAATGCATAGCCCTCAAAGCATTAATGTTGTAGAGTCTTATTTAAATAAGTGCTTAAATGTAAAAGATGGCAGGTGTAACTTAACCTGGAAACATGAAGACTGCAAAGTACTTATGGATATACTCTACGAAATGACAGAAGACAACAAGTACAAAGAAGAAGAGTGGCTATTTGATCCAGGAAAGAAACTTCTCTGGGAATAAACCCTTGACATATAATTTAAGCTATTTTATACTTCATAAGTACTGGTTGTAGCATCCCACAGATTAAGCTCCCAGTATAACGTGTAGCAATACACTAGAAAACCCCAATCGGATCCGCCTCTGATTGGGGTTTTTTCTTTGTATCCCTAGAGAGATTCGAACTCCCGACACACAGGGTAGAAACCTGTTGCTCTTCCGCTGAGCTATAGAGATATGGAGCGAGTGACCAGAATCGAACTGGCACTATCTGCTTGGAAGGCAGAGACACTACCATTATGTAACACTCGCATCGCTGGACCACCTGGACTCGAACCAGGGACCTAGAAGTTAACAGCTTCCCGCTCTGCCAACTGAGCTATGGTCCAATAATTCTATTATACTAAATAAAGTGCGAATTGAAAAGTGCGCCCGAAAAAGTGCGGCGGAACTAGAAGCCTTATACAAATATAAGATATAATTATTATATGCCCAGACACTTCTTTAATCTAAGTAATAGTCCTAAAAGCTACAATCAGAAGGATATTAAAGTCGAGCAGAAAATAGAGAGAATTATCCAGTCTATTAGATTTAAGCTTTGGTTTATATTTAGAAGATAGCAGCGAAAGTGCGTCGGCGGAAGAAGAGCTACTTAATTTTAGCTATACGTCTCATATGAGTCCTAATACGATGACAATTAGAACATACTATTTCACATTTAGCGATTTCTAAATCAATCTTCTTTTTATCCAGAGTAGGAATAAGTTCCATAACATTTGCATGCTTCTTACCACGTACGTGGTCAAAGTCCATGACATAGTATGGATAATATTCCTTACAGTCCATACAAGGGGATGCTTCTTTAAGGTCTCTAATGTATTGCGCCAAATGAGCCTTCTGTTTGGCTATAGAGAGCTTTTCACTCTTCATGCTAGATAATGCCTGAGATATAGATCATTATGGCTTAATTGTAGCAAAGAATGCTTCTTAGCCTATCCCGCTTTTTTATATCTTAGTCAACTACTTTATTTTTTCTTTCCTGAATTATTTCCCAAACTAATTCATCTACAGGACCATCTGATTGACTAACAACATCTGTACCGTTGCTAAGTAAAATATCAGTTACTCCCATTGCTTCTAATTCTAATAACTTTTTCTTTATATCTTCTCTACTTCCATATATAGCCCATCTCTTGATTCTTATATGTGTAGAAAAACTATTTTCTAATTCATAGTGAGCTTCTTCATATGTATTTCTTATAACAATTTGAGCACTAACCATTACCCTCTTATAATTTGACAAAAATAGATCAGGATCTGCCAAAAAATCATCTAGCATTACTAGCCCAATATCTGCATATTTAGCAGCCTTAAGGATTACATCTTTATTTCTTGTTCCTAGTAGAATAATTGGTTTTCTTCCCATTACATATGTTTTAGAAAGTCTTTCCATCCATTCAGGAATAAACTCAAGTCTTCCCAGTGGAGTAGTTATGTCAGTATTTACTTCATAGCTTCCTTCTGGGATAAGACCAATTTCGTTTCCACCCATTTCTCCAGAAACAACATTAAGCATTAATCTATGTGGAGCAATTTCAGCAAATGCTGCTGCCATTTGATTTACAATTTGAGCAGTCTGCTGATATGGTCTAACTGCTATCATAAATTTAATTTTTTTACTGGGATCTACAATGTGAGCAGCTTTTATCCAGTTATCAGAGTTGCTACCTTTAGATGTTAAAAGAATTGAGTCATACCCAAACTTTTCTTTATGAGCAAACATTCTTTTCATTGTAAATATACTTAAAGCTGCGTCAGCTCTATTCATCCAGTGGTAAGTTACCATTATCATACCTCAACTTAATAGATTTAACTTCATGTTTACCGTAAACTACACCTTTATGGTTTACACCATTTCTGTAATTACCAGTAGTCTTGCCTAGCTTTTGCATCATAGCATTATATTTATGATACTCATATCCTGTATTCTTATTATACTCTAATTCTTCAAATGGCTTTTTGGTTGCTACAGAATCATTTAGCTGACCAAGCGATATTGGCATAACAGCAGATACTGGAGTTCTTGCTGGTAGAACTATCTTATAATTTGATCTTGTAATTTGTCCTGCAACTTGCCAAGGGCTTTCAAAGAAAGAAGTAGATATCAGTGTTGTAAAAAGTTGAAATCCTTCTACGAATAGGTTTGGCACTGGGTATGAAAGCATACTTACATCTTCATCTGTTTTAAATACTAGTCCTGTGTTAAAGCTAACAGTGCCCCAAC